TATGAAGGCCATCGGCAGTTAAATAGTGCTATCAATGCCGCGGCCAGACAAGTCAAGATTTCTGCCACTGGCAACATTATTCCTTCTCCACCACCTGGATTATCCAATTGGGCTAAACCTATTAACAGACCGCCGGTGGAAGGCGCTAGAAGTTTTCCTAGATTCCAGGAAGCTCTCATGCGCCAAGGATTGCGGATCGTCAAACAGAAGAATCAAAAAGACCCAGCCGGATGGGCAACCACCGTAGCAGTAGAACAAAAAAGTCCCGTAGGTAATATCTATGAAAAAGCTGGCATTGTGCCTGGTGCATCTTTGCGAAAAAATTACAGCATAAATCCGCGGGCAAGTCTTGAATTTAAGAATAAAATGCAAAACTTTTATTTCATTGGCCGAGGTGACGGCCGCGCCCTTATCAAAGCCGGTAAAGAAGATGCTGGCATGGCAAGAACCAAGATCGCCAGAGCGCGGTATGAAGCGGAAGTAAAATTGCAAAGATTGTTTAATTTGGAAGCGGTGAAAAATGGCTAGATTTGTTATATCCGGTATTTGGAAAGATAAGGCCATCAAGGATGCAATCAATTCACTTAAAGGGCTTACCAAACAAACTCAACAATTTAGTCGATTAACTGCCGCCGCTTATGCCAGTGCCGGTGCGGCCGCAGCCTATTACGCTAAAAGAATTGCCAAGGAATCCGTCAATGCTGCATTGGCCGATGAGAAGAGCCAACGGCAATTAGCATTTACTTTGCGAGAAGTTGCAGCAGCCAATGAAGGCGCAGCTATTGCAGCAGAAGCCAATATCCAACAAATGTCCCGCATGTACGGTATTGCAGATGACCAATTGCGCCCCGCATTGTCCACTTTGTTGCGATCTACTCGCAGCACTACCCAGGCTTTCCAAGGTCTTGACCTTGCATTGTCTTTGTCCACCGCAACCGGAAGTGATTTAGAGTCTGTTACCAGGGCATTGAGCCGCGCTTACGCTGGTAATTTCAAGGGTTTGAAATCGCTGAATCTAGGAATTGACGAACAGAAAATAAAAAACAAAGATTTAGAGGGCATTATCCGCGATCTACGCAAAGAGTACGGGGACTTTGCTAAGAACGAGTTAAACACCGCGAGCAATCAATTTAACAAGTTGAAGGTAGCCTCAGACGAAGCCAAAGAAAGCATTGGCACTGCGATGATTGAGGCCATTATGGCCATCATCAATAGCCTTGGTGGAGTGGACAAAGTAGTTAAACGGATTGAAGGCATTGGCATAGCCATAGCCGATACCATCCGCGGAGTGCAAGTTCTAGTGCAAGCCTTCAAGAACTTTTTTGCCAATCTTAATGCCCAGGCAAAAGCATTGGGAACACTTGGGACTGTCTTTTTACTCGCCTATAAGTTTGGCAAATTGCTCACTAAATTGACTCCATGGCGATTGATGGCCGGTGCCATCGGTTATGTCGTCAAGGTAAGCAAAGATTTAGGTAAGCAACAGCGCATCAATGCTTCCATTGTGGCTGCTAATAGCCGACAAATAGTAAGCGCCCGCAATGCCGAATATCTGGCCATGAAAAAATTAAAAGAAGAAGAAAAGGGCAAGAGCGAATTATCTGAGAAAACTGTTGAACAGATAATGGCAGAAGAAGCTGCACGCCGAGCTGGTTTCAAGATCACCGAGGACATTGATTCAATCCAGACCGTTGCAGCCGCTAGGCGCTTAGAAGAATCTCGCCAATATAAAATGAGTCTTATTGAAACCGCCCAAGCCGGTTATGATGCTTTCAAGAAAACTTACGATCAATTGCAAGCAACGCTGCAATCTCAATTGGATAAGTTCAATGAATTAAAAACACGGTTGCAAGAAGGTATTACGATTCCGTTAGCGGTGACGGCTCAATTTGGCGGTGGGGGCATGATTGCCGCCCAAGCAGCCCAAGTAGTTCCCGCCCCTAGTCCGACAGCGGTGAGCAACTATACAGCTCCCGATTTGGCCACTCGTAACGCCATTATGGGTCAAGCTCCAGTCAATGTGACCGTCAATGCCGGTGCGGTAGGCAGCGAGCAGTATTTAGCAGACCTTATCGTTCGCAGCATAACCCAGGCCAACAAAAACGGTTTCAGCACTATTCCAGCGGGGACACTTCCCTAATGCCACTGCCCACAATCAAATGCTCCATTAACTTTTCCTCAGGGGCAAGTTTTGGTTCGACTTTGATTCTGGATTCGACCACCTCGGGCATCCTTGGCACAAATGTTTTGGGTGATGCCGCCACGGTAATCGTGGATGTGAGTAATCGAGTCCAGGCAGCCAGAACTGTTCGAGGAAAGTCGCCATTAAGCGATTCCTTCCAGACTGGCACTATGTCCATCCAAATTGCAGATCAGAACGGCGACTTTGACCCGACTAACCCAACAAGTCCATACGCGGGGCTTCTTGTCCCATTGCGGAAAATCACTCTCAGCGCCATTGACCCCGCCACTAGTATTGAATACCCGATATTTGCAGGTTATATAACTGGTTACCAATACAACCAAGTGCGGGATACCGGCCTAGTCAGTTATACCCAAATCAATGCCGTGGATGGTTTTCAGCTGATGAATTTGGCCACGGTCAGTACCGTCACAGGAGCCACAGCAGGGGAAACCACAGGCAGCCGAATAGGCGACATTTTGGATACCGTTTCCTGGCCTTCTGGCATGCGTTCAATAATGACGGGGCAAACTACGGTACAGGCTGACCCAGGAACCCAGAGAACGGCTCTCGCGGCGTTACAGACCTGCGCCATCACCGAATATGGGGCTCTTTATTGCGATCCATTGGGGAACATTGTTTTCAAAGATAGAACTTTCACCGCCGGTTCGGTTGCCGGAACTCCTACCGTTTTCGCCGATGATGGAACTGGCATTTCTTATTCTACACTTCAATGGGTACTCAATGATGCCCAAATCTTTAATCAGGCCAATGTGACGGCCACGGGATTAGCCAGACAAACTGCCAGCGACTCCGCAAGCATTACGACTTATTTTCTGCACTCATACAATGTCAGTGATCTATTGATGCAGACCACGGCAGAAGCGCTTAATTACGCCTTGGCTTATGTGGCCAGCCGCAAAGATACGAGCATTCGAGCAGATTCGATTACCTTGGATTTGACTACCGGAAACTATGCCGCCGGCATTACCGCTGCCCTGAGTTTAGATTATTTTGCCCCCATCACGATCAAACAGTTACAACCAGGCGGAAATACGCTTTCCAAAACCTTCCAAATCTTTGGAGTCAGCCACGACATAACTCCTAATACTTGGAGGACGAGTTTTACGACTCTCGAACCCATCCTCGATAGTTTCGTTCTTAATAGTTCAAGTTATGGCATTTTGGGGACAAATGTTCTATCATATTAGTCACACAAGGAGCGTAAATGGCTAAACAGACCTTCACCACCGGCAGCGTTTTGACTGCTACTCAAATGAACAATCTTAACGCGAACGATTACAACTGGACTGTAAACCAAAAAACGACTTCTTATATTTTGGTTGCCAGTGATGTCGGAACTCGCATCGAAATGAACAGCGGATCAGCCACTACCGTGACCGTGAATACAGGAATCTTTGCAGCCGGTGATACTTTGTTCATCCAAAACATTGGCTCAGGAGTTTGCACCGTCACCGCTGGAACTGCCACGGTCAATAAAGCATCTACCGCCTCGCTTGCATTAGCTCAATGGCAAGGTGGATATTTATATTTCATTAGCGCTTCTAGCGCCGTATTTTTTGCAGATGCTGGTTTCACTTCACCACTTACAACTAAAGGTGATATTTTCACTTGGGATACTGGAAACGCTCGTTTACCTGTCGGAAGTAATGGACAAGTTTTAACGGCGCAAAGCGGTCAATCGACCGGTTTACAATGGGCAACAGCCGGCGGCGGTACACTATTGCAAACACTGACCCTCAGTGGGACAACCACTACAACTAGTTCAATCGCTGGAACCTATCGACACTTGACAATTTATGTTGAGAAATTTCAGCCTTCGACAAATGGCGGTTGTTTAGGCTTGCAATTCAATTCCGATACGGGCACAAATTATGTAAACGGAGATACGGGATCGACAAATTTTCCAAGCACTGCTTTCCAGATGGGTGAAAACCAATCAAACTCTGGAACTTCGACTTCTAATATCTGGATTGAAATACCGCAATATCAAAGAAGCACAGTAAAAAAACACGCTTGGTCGAGATCACTCAATGATTCTTCATCGACTCCAGGAAATGGTTCTCTCGGCGGAAGAACTGGTGCGTGGGATAACACAGCAGCAATAACCACAGTCAGTTTTCTAGATTCTGCCGGTGGAAGCTCATGTAGCGGAACAGCATACATCTATGGAGTGAACTAATGGAATATATTAAATATACAAGGCAAGAAAACGGCGAAATGTTAGCTGAACCAATGACCGATAAGGAAATCAAATCCTTGGAACTTGGGATAAAAATATATAAAGAACAAGAAGCAATTAGAAAACAAAAAGAAAAAAATCGCCAATCTGCCCTTGCCAAACTTGCCGCACTTGGACTTACCGAGGAAGAAATTGCTGCCCTCTAGAATTACCGGCGATTGCACTTCTGAGGATTTACCAACAATGGATGATTGGGAGTGGGATTTAGATGGCTAGCAGCCAGAACGGCTGGCCAGCATCACCCGACCCCAAGAAGATTGATGCCAATTCCTATTTGGTACCTGGAACAAAACTCAAACTTCGGGTTGCTAAGAAAGTTGCGCCCATCCTTATCAACTTTGCCGCTGAGTTCAACGAGTTGGTCGAGAAGTTGGAAGGCAAGCAGCTTGATGATTGGGGGTATGCCTGGCGCAATGTGAGAGGCTCAACAGACATGCTGAGCAATCACGCATCGGCCAGTGCCGTTGATTTGAACGCAACCAAGCATCCACTTGGAGCCAAGGATACTTTCCAACCTAAACAGGTAGATGCGCTTCTTGAATTGTGCGACAAGTACCGGCTTCGATGGGGTGGAACCTATAAGCGGCGAGTCGATGAGATGCACTTTGAGATCATTGAAAGTCCACTAGAAGTCAAGGCCACCATTGAGCGCCTTGGATTGGAGATGCTATGAAAATCGATAGCAAGCAAGTAATCATGGGATTGACCGGTTTCCTCGTATGCTGGCAAGCCACGAATTTTGATCTGGACTATCGTTCCATCCTTTCGGCGTTCATTGCCGCTGGATTGTCAGGAGCCAATGGTAAGAAGGCACCTAAGGCATGAAGCTCACAGATTGGGTTGCAGTGATCAGCGTGGCCTTTACCGCCCTCGGCGGCATGGCCGTGTTGGTTCAGTTCTTGGTTAAGCATTACCTAGCCGAACTTCGACCCAATGGCGGCAGTAGC